GGTCTTGACGACTCGCCTTTCCAAGTAACTCATCTTTGGTCTGTTGAACACTGGTTTCTGCTCTGTCGATCTGCTCCTTTAATGGATCCAAATCTGTTTGCCAAACTTTGTGTTCAAATTTCCCATTAATATTAGTTAGCTCGTCATGAATTTTCCCATTATCCATTTGCGTATTTTGCAAATCGGTACGAAGGGTTGACAAGGTTCCCTTAGTGTCTTGTAAATCTTTATTCATGCGATCTGCTTCTTTTTGAAGCTGTTCATGCATATTTTGGATTGATGTATCAAGATCACTAAAGGTCTTAGTAATTTGTTCGTCCAATTTAGCTGTCTTATCATCAAGAGCCGCTGCATCTGCTTTAGCCTTATCAATGGCTTCTTGCATTTCTTTCATTGCTTGAAGATAAGCTTGTTTTCGTTCTTCCGTTAATTGAGCTTCTTCGTTTTGCCACTCAATCCATTGTTGACTGATTTCTTGTTGATTCTTTACAGCATCAGCAACATCTTGAACTAATTGGTCATAGCCTTCTGGTTTTGGTGCTTTACTTGGATCAGCATTACCTCCACCATTCCAGAGCTCGTTGATGGCTTCGACAAGTGTTTCCTTTGAATCAGTCTTTAATTGTGCCAAATCACCAACAGAGCGAACTGTAGCATAATGGTATTCTCCGTTTTCTAAATACTTAATCGTTTTCTCCATCAACGATTCCCCTTTTTGTAAAATCTATAAATTCTTGAAAAAATAAAGCCCGAGGTTTCGGACTTTCTGTCCATTCATAACCGTATAAATGGATTAATTTAATCTACTTAGTTGAAAGCTGAATGGGGAGTCGAACCCCATCCAGCTAATAGCTATTCGATGTATTCGTAAATAGCTTGGTCGTTATTTTCATCAGCTAACAAGTCAAATTCTAATGAAAGGGAAGTTACTTGTTCTGAGTTTTGGTTGAATGTTACATTTGCAGCGGGCTTTACATTAGTAAAGTGAATTTGCGCAAACTTATCTTCACCGTCTTGGGAACGAATTACGGCATCGGCGTAAATTTCGTAGTTAGTTGCAAACTTAAGTGCATTGATAGTGTAGGAAGATACACCGTCTTGCTTTACAACGTAGTACACTGCGTAAGCAGCACCGACAACGGCTTCATCAGAAAGTTGAATTCCGTTTCCACCATCAGTCATCTTGAAGTACAAGCCATTTAAGTTGGCCCCACTAGCATTTTCTTGTGCCTTCTTGATTGCATCTTCAGTTGCCTTAACAGCAGCGCCGGCCTCTTTAGTACCTGATGTAGCAGTAGTAATAACTACTTCAGCAGATTGAACTGATTGTCCTGCCTCATTCTTAGCAACAACTGTGTACTTGTATTCTGTTTCAGGAGTTAAGTTTGAGTCGTTAAATGAAGTACCAACAGGGTATCCAGTAGCTACTCCATTTCGGTAAACAACATAACTAGTTGCATTGGCTGTAGAACTCCAAGTAATTGTTGCAGTTGTATCCTTGGCAGAAACAGCAACATCAGTTACCATTTGTGGAACTGAACCAGCGTCTCCAGAAACTAACATAGGGATTTCAGTAATGTGTTCACGCTTATCCTTGTCGTCTACACGGAACACAGATACAGAACCTTCAACTGGCTTTGCGCCTAAATCAATTAAGCGATCTCCTCGTAATTGGAATACTTTTCGCTTAAAGATAGTGTTTGTTCCCTTATGTAAGTCATCATCACCGGCCATCATTGCTAAGAGCCGAAGATCAAACATTTCAGTTTGAATGGTTAACTTACCAGTCCGTGCAGAGTCCCATGCAATTGCTTGTGTACCCTTCTTCTTGGCATATACACGGTTAGATTGCCATTGAGTATTTGTTTGGTTTGCGTAATCAATGTATAAAACGGGAGTAGTAGTACCACGCTTTACAAATGTGATATTTGACGCATCCTTCAAACCATAAGTAGACATATAATCAATGTCTCCTTTCGTATTTAGTCTTTATTTTTTTCATCAAATTTGATTAGTTTTATTTCTTCGTTTAGATCAGGCATCTTCATATCTTTCGTATCGAACTTTTCTGATGTGTAAATCTGATACTGTTTTTCTGATGAATACTTAGCGGTGTAAGCAGATAAAAGATTTGAAAACTGGTAGTAGGTCATACCTTGAATATCAGCAAAGCTAATGTATCCAGGCGCAAATACTTCTAGCTGAAGGATTTGATCTCCTAATTCCGTTCCTTTTCTTTTCATGGCTTGTTGTAATCGACCTTTGTATGTGTTTTTCCACATTTGAATCTTTCTCGGATTACTTCCCACACCCTTGGGTGCAATCAAATCCCTATTGGGCTTTGACAAAGTAACTGCTTTGATTAGGTTGGATAGGTCAATGTATGTTTCCCTGTCGATAATCCAATCCAGTTCTTCGCTTACGATCTTTTTATTACTCAGGATTTTGTACTGTTCTTCTTTCGTCCTAGTCCAGTACGAAATCGCTTTCAAAAATTGTCGTAATAAAGTAGCGCCCTTACCAAACATGGCCTCTCCAACAAGGTCATTCATTTCATCGTCAAAAGCCATATCCCATAGAGACGGGAATCTTTCTTCTATCAGATCAACCTGCTCAGGAACACCACTAAATTGTTCCCGAACCCCTGTTACAAAAACACGAGTACAATCACTAAAGTCATTGTTTTCTGCTTCTGCTAGTTCGCCAATTGTGGGAATATGAAAAGTTACCTTATCGTTTATGGGTATATCTTTCCCGAGAATCACGTAAGAATAGTTAATTCTCATAGCAGACGTCCTTTACTTAAAGTCGTATACTCTCATCATTAGTTGGTAGCCGCCAAACTTATTGTTTTGCTCCCATAATTCGGAAAGTTGGCCAATTTTTACAGTCCCGATTCCGTATCTTCTAGAATCGGAGAATAAGTCATAAATTCTAGCGAGTATTTGATCTTGCCTTTGTCCTTCATCGATATCCATAATTTTGTTATCAACAAGGATAAAGAAGTATAAGTACCCCATCACGAAATCACTATCTACGTGATAATGAATTTCTGGAAATGAGAAATTAGAAATTGCCATACCAATAAATGATTGCTGGTCCATAACGACCCCAGGCTTATATCTTGTTGGATAAATCCGACGCTTTTCTTCTCCCTCTGTTACCAGTTCATATTTTTGCTCCTCGGTTAAATCAGGACGGCTTAATGCATCAGATGAGTCATAATAAAGTAATTTTGCTAAATCATCATCCATTGCCATTGTTTCCATCATTTGCTGTTTCCACTCACTAATCTTCATAACTGAAGACACATGTTTTGGAGCCTCATTTGTAATTTCCTTTGCGGGCACTCTCTCATTCACTCCCTAGAACTTCTTTATAATTTTTATTGCAATATTTTTTATTTCGTCATTGGCTTTTGCTGTGATTGTTACTGTTTGTCCAACTAGCTTATAGATGTCTTTCACGGTCACAGTAATGCTATGATTATCTTTTTCTTTTACATAAAATGGAGAGTCTTCAAGGGTTCCAATCATCCATTCGGAGACATCTGCCTTAGTTCCATCAGAATTCATCGCTGTATAGACATAGGTATGCCCTAGGCGAGCTTTAATTGTTCCTTCGATGTTCCATTCAGCTTTCGGCTTTTCGTCCTCAGAATGGCTGCTGCCAGAGCCGTTTGTAGGCACAGTCGACTTAGATACGTCTTTTATGGAATCATCTTCGTCTTTACCTCCAGAATTCCAATAATCAGCTATTTCTAAGTCAGAATTATCGGTTTCCGGATTCTTTGTATCTTCGTCTAATAACCAGTTAACTAATCCCGGTCTTGATACGTAGTCAGCGAATTCAACCTTATAGACTTGCCCAGCTATCCATAATCTGGTCCCAACCTTAACTGCACGCGTTTCAGGAATATCTTTGATATAGACAGACATCTTTGCATTCGCTAATGCGATATTTTGTCCTGCGAATGACACCCCTAATGTATAAAGCGTCTGGTTCTGTACATAAGCAGGCCAACCTTTCCCAAAGTTGCAAATCAGCTTACTGTTCTTGTTCGTCAACCACTTAAGCCGTCTATTCGTATGCTTTATCTTTAATTGTTGATGGGTGGGAATGGTCTTATATTCTTCTGTAAAAACCATCCATGTTTCGTCCGCCCATTCAATATATGAGCCCACACCAACTTCAACTGAATTTGGGACAACAACGTACTTGTCATCAGACAAATCTTTATTGTTACTTTGTGAATGATCTTGAAAGACCGCCTGCGTTGGGACACCATCAATTACACAATCATGCCTTGTCAACGTATCCCGATAGAACAAATTAAATTCCTCAAGTCGACGGTTATAATTTCTTGTAACCCTGTTATCTCCGAGGACTTTTTGTTTTCTACGATAAGATGTTGAAAAACTACTCATTTCATTTCTCCATAGAGCTCTGAATTTGAATATTCCAAACGATTGATTTGCGCAGTAATTTCACGGCTCAATTGCTTTTCCATATTTTGCAATCTGTCGATATACTGATAACCTTGCACTGTTGTGTAATCTCGGTCACCGATTGCTTTTCTCATCAATTCTTCGGAATTCAAGTGTTCCCTAACCAATTCAAGTTTCATTGCTTGGGCTAAAAGAGTGATCTCAATCCTGGTCATCTTAAAGTTGAAACGCTTATTTTCTGGGTCATAATCCATGAAATCTTTAGCAATATAAGTGCTAAACATCAAACGACCCGCGTCCATATACCCGTAAAGGACATCTGCCAATTCATCATCATCCAATCGTGGAAGATCATATGAATCAACAGTATTCAAGAACGCCTTATAGACTTCTTCATAATATGTATATTTCGGGTCATTGCTCTCATTTGCCATGAAAGATTCCCCTTCCAAACAAGATTTAGCGACCTTCTGCTGCACGAACCGATACATCAATATCGGCCCAGAAGTCTTCACCTCTGGTATTTACAAGGTCTTGTTTATCACGATCAGATAACCGCCGTTGCTTATACATTTCAACAGTCGTCATAATAACTGCGTTTCTTAAAGGTGTTTTTAATGCCTTCTTGAAGTCGTCAAGTTCAGAGTCTAAGCAGAAATCTGCTAATGCCTCTGCATATAACGCTTCTACTTCGTCAAACTCGTCTTCTTCGAAACCTTCAACTAGCTCAAGATATGATTTATAAACATCAGTTAATCTCAATCCACGAACTACATCCATAATTGAAATGTCTTCCTCGGAGTTGACGTCAATTATTAATAAAGACATATTTTCAAAGTATTTCTTTAACTTTCTTGCTTCGGCATATGTGATATATTCTTCATCACCGTTTTCTTCCAAAACAAAAGAAAGGGCCCCATTATTTGATTCATAAGCAAATATTCCATATGTATTATTTGCCACTACTATTTCGGTTGAGGGGTCAATAATTTTGCGCTTCCGGCGCTTTTGTTCACGTGACATTCTCAAAACCTCTCTCTCGTACTTAGTCACTACAACTAAATAGGGAGTCGAACCCCATTCAGCTAAACGATTAGCCTAAGTCGGCCATACCGTACACTTTCATTTGAAGAGCCATAATTCCAATCCGTTCGATCGTCTTAAAGCCCATTTGTAAATCATTACGTCCTGTGTAATCTGGTTCAACTGTAATAGCGTCACCTTCCATGACTACACCAACAATCTTTTCACCTTCTGGAAGGATCAAAAGCTTGTTGTCGTCAAGGGCAAACTCATCTTTATTAACCTTAAATGCCTGTGGAATTTCATTTAACTTCAAGCCACGCACAACACCTAGGTAGCCCTTTTGATTTAATTCATCTTTCATTGATCCTGAGTAAAGGTTCACATTAGCCATTTCTGCTAATTTACTTAAAGCAGCCTTAGTGCCGTAAACTTCTACATTACTGTTAGACTTAACTTGAATTCGTTCTGCTAACTTAACAATTTGATCAAGAGTTGCTTTACCAGTAATCTTGTCAGTTGCGTCAAGCAATGAGTAACTATCATTTAAGGCTTCTGCAATAGTTGCTTGAATGTGGTTGGTAAAAGCTTGCGCAACCCGATCAATTAAGTCGCTCCAATCAACTGTTCCAGTCATGAATTGATGAAGTTCTGTATATACAGATGCACCAAAGTCTTCTGTTTCAATTGAGTAATGAGTATCCTTAATTGTTTGCCGACGAATGTCTTGGTCACCAGCAGCTACACGACCAACTCGAATAGCCTTTGGATCTTTCACTTGGAAAATTGGTTTTTCACCAAGTGCAACTGTCCGAACATCGGCAATGTTTGCAAATTGATCAGTTAACAAACGTGGAACAACAGCATCAACTGCTTCTGAAATCAATTCGAAAACATCGTATTTATTCTTGCCCCATGAAGTTGGGGTAAATTCGCCACCAAGAGCATCTAAAATAGCGTTACGCATTGCTTCTTGACCTGAAACTTCGCCTTTTGTAAATTCCTTGTGGAAGTAGAGGTCGCGAGCAAATTTCATAAAATCATTCTTTTCCATTAATTTACCTCGTTTCCTTATTAGCGAATTGCGATCACAAACATGTCGCCGTAAAAGCCTTGATTTTCTTCGCCAATAATTTGAGCGATACCGCGACCTTCTGCCTTCTTGAAACCTAATCCATCGTCACCAATGGTTAGGCTGTCACCCTTCTTAGCTCCAGCAACTAAATCCTTAGTTACAGAGATAACGTCACAAGAAATCATGTGGAATCAACGTCCTGTTTGACCTCTCTTAGTTACGTAATCTGCGAAATCTGTGTTAGGGTCATACTTAGTAAAACTAGTTACAAGAAGTACATCTGCTTCTTCTTCCTTTGCTGCCTTTGTTGCTAAACGACGTTCACCGTCTGCATCAAGAAGGCCCAAAGTTAACCATTGACCGTTCTTTAGATCTTCTTCGGCCACAACGCTATCAATATGCGCAGTAGCACTAATCTTGTCTAAAATAACTTCAGCCATTCTTTAACCTCTTTCTCTCATTTGATTAATATCGTTTACGGAACAGGTCATCTGCCGTTCCATAGCCAAAATCACTCTCTTGCTTAGCGTTGAAATTCGTGGTCCGAACCCCTCCACGCTTGGAGTGTGTAAATTCTTGTTTATTAGCTGAGTACATCGCGTAGGCAATTTCTCGTTCAACGTCTTCTACAGACATTTCTGTAAACTTGCCCCGGATATTCTTCATTTGTTCAGCTGTTAATGAAGCCTTAACCTCGTCCAATGCCTTCTCTTTCTTAGACATTTCAATGTTGTTCTTGTACTCAGTAAGTTCAGCGATCTTAGTTTCTAAATCAGCTAATTTCGCCCGATTGTCCTCAATCTTGTTTTTCTCTTCTTGAGTGACATACATTGAGAAAATCTCTGTTTTATCACCTAATTTGATTGAGTCATCAGTATTAACGCTGTATGCGATGCGGAACAGTTGTCTGTTGTCGTTAGACCAGTTAACGAATTTGAAAATTCCGTAATCTTCAAAGATATCTACCGGCCAAACTCCTTCTACAACAATGTCGTCTTCGTATCTTTGGCGAACGGCGTCGCTCAATGCGCGTTCCCGATCTGAAAGACTGAGTTCGAATTGGGAGAACCTATTCTTGTCTTCCTTGTCATCTTCCGCATCCTCGGAGTCGGGTTCGTCTTCCTCTTCATCCTTTTTGAAAGCGCTTTCATTTTTGTTTAAAAAATTAGTATCTTTGTCGTCCTTCTTACTAGACATCTCAGCATTTTCATCAGTTGAATCACTGCTTTCACCACTTGCTGGTCCGGCACTTGTATCACTTGTTGATGGCTTATCATCAGATGTAGAGCTGTCTGGTGAAGCAGGACTAGCCTTTGTCTTGTCATCTGCTTTTGCAGGTTCTGCGGCTGGTTTAGAAGCGCTACTGGTATTAGCTGATGAGGCAGGCGTAGCTGGTTTAGCCGGTTCAGTACTTGCAGAACTTTCTGGTTCTGTAATCGTTGTTGCTACTGCTGGTTCATCATTTTGCTTTTTCTTAGTTGCCAAAGCTTTTTCTCCTTTCTCAGCCGTGAATTCGGCTAACATTTCTTCAAAACTCGACTTAAAGTCTTGCTTACTAAATACTGTTGATACCGTTGAGCCAGTCATTGCAGGCGGTACATCGTCACCAAGAATACATAATCCAGTAAATACAGCATTGGTAAATACTAATCTTCCTCGATTATCTGTATAACCTTCAACGTCTCCCACTTCCATTGACTGTCCTTTAGAACCACTTGCATCATTGAAGAGTTCCATGGCATCAATAAATCTTGTCCAAAGATAACCATCAGTAACTAGCCATTCTTTACCGCCAGTTATCTCGAAATGAGCGTTGTTATCTTCTGGAACAAACCCATACGCATGAGTATTAAACTTAATTTTGAATTTTCCATCTTCCAACGATAGGTTCTTCTCATGACCTCTAAAATCTTTATCACCGTTATCTTTTTCACTGATCAGTCCTAAAATTGGAATATGTGAAAGAGATGGGATCATATTTTCAAGAACTTCTCGTGAGAAAATCGATTTATTTAAGTTCTCTCCGGTATGAGCGATATAAATTTTCACCTTTTGAAATCTCGAATCATTACAACTCTCAATTTCTTCAAAGTGAGTCGGTAGATTTACCGTAGTTACATCAATCATTTTTTAACCTCACCTATGCGGCATCACTCAAACGATCAGTGTCATCAGTTGGATTATCCGTTTCTGGTCGTCCTACGTTGCCTTTATTTGGATTATTTATATTGCTATTAGGTGATTTAACTATTGTCTTCCCACTACCTGTCGAGGCTTCTTTGCTTGATATGGTATTTGACGTTGGCTTAACAACCATAATTGAATCAATATCAAGCGCTTGTTGCTCAAAGGTTAATTGAGAGATTATTTGATCTGGTGTAAATCCAACAGAAGCCAAATAATCAAGTCTTGAACCACCGTAGCTAAGTTGATCTTTATAATTAGCAATATCTTCTTTTAAGGTGAAGTTTGATTCCCTAATGAACTTCAAGTTCCACGGAATCTTACTTTTCGTTTTTACCTGGCTAAGTTCAAAGTTGTAATAAGCTTCCAACATCGGAAATAAGTTTGTATAAATCCAATTGGAGTCCTTTTTAACGGATTCTTTTACGATGTTAGAACTCGTAGTTTTCCCACCAAATAATGATGAGCTGATACCCAGGTCATAAAATAATTGTTCTAATCCATTGTTTACAGTATCGTAAATTCCTTCATTACCCGATCCTTTCAAAGGAATGTTGTCCAATGAAGAAGGACTAGTAATAGCAACAACACCTTCTGGTAATCTTGACCTCATTTGATCATCAAAATTACGAGCTGTCTTTAAATCTAACGATGGTGTCCCATTACTGTCAGTTGGTATTTTTGAATGAATTAGTCGTACTGTATCGAGCTTATCTTTTATATCAATATTGTCTTTAGCAGCGTCTAGGGAAAGACTATCTGCCAATACGCTTGCGAATGGAGAAACCGCCGTTCCACCATTGTTGATAGCATTATGGTCAAAAGTAAAAGCAACACCGTCGTCTGATACCAGGTACCATTTACGGTCATACCAATCTTGGTCATCGTCGCTTATGCCGCTCCCATGATATTTGTCGTAAGCTTGCTGAAGTTCATTAGGTAGTTCATCGTATTGTTCTTGCTTTAATTTAGAAATGTCGATTCTAAATCGATATACTCCATTTTCTAAATTAGAAATACGACACCACTCATGAGGGTGCTTCATATATGCTATTCCAGTAGAATCTTCGATCTTGATATAAAAGGTAACCCCATCTAGCAAGGTATCCTTAAAGAATTTTGGTGCCCAATAATTTATATTCAATAAATTTAATTGATATGCCACATCGATATAATCTTCTTGCATGTTGCCACCAATGGCATATTGCTTATTACCCAAGACAGGATAAATTGAATAATTATATGTTGGATGAGCAACGTAATAGTCTATGACACCGCTTACAATTCCGCTGTTTAAATATGCCTGCCGTAAGGTTGCCGCTATTTGTGCAAAGTTATCAGCAGGTCTCTGTAAGTAGCTCTTAATATTACTTTTTTCGGTCGCTGCACTTGTAGTTGGCTTAAACCGACTTTTTGGATCAGCTAAAACAGAAGCATATTCAGCATTTCTTCTACGGATAGCTGCTATATTTCGCTCATAGGTGCGTCGTTTTCCTCGCATATTTCTGCGTCTATTCGCCAAAACTCCACCGCCTATTTAGATCATAAAGTAGCTAAAATTGTCAGCTGCTTCTTCTTTTAAATCTTTTTCTAATTCATTCGCGTAATAATTACAGTAGGCGATCGAACTATACCTATCTTTTGTTGTGGTTCCGACTTCGTAAATCTTGATATATCCAGTTCTAACGGTATATTCAAGGTTTACCAACTCGTTGACCAATGCAGTCGCTTGAACATATGGATATAAGACCTTAATTTGTTCTTCGGCCGGCAACTTTCGATATTCCTTATCTTCCTGTAATTCTTCGCGCTTTTGAATGTCATTCATAGGTAATCTGAGTTTTCCAGATTCAATGACATTCTTTAGGGAAACTGCAATTTCGTGGTTGAAAGCCGCATTTGCCTTAACCGTATATACACATTTAATTCCCTTAGTTTTTGTTCTATCGTTTGTTTCGTCATCATTGATACAAGCCCAGGCTGGATATTCTATATCACGATCTTTATCTGTAAGGACGGTTGTACAAGCATCAAATACTCCTAACCCATTACCATTCGCATCCATAACTACATAATCGGCTTCAAAGTCGTAATATAGTTGTTTTAAACGAATAGCTAAGTTCTCCGAAGAAATTGACTCTTGAATACTTTCCAAATAGACAACCTGGCGCTTATATTCATCACCCTCACGAATTAACCTCATCAACGTAAATGCTGATGTATCGTTCTTAACGAGCTTATTTCCACCCATTAAGGCAATATCAAGGGCTACTATTCTAATTTCATTTACTTTATCGACACGTTTGAAATTCGACAACGTTCTTGGTTTTGATCTATGTTGATTTTCAACGAATTCTTGATTAGTTGGAGGTCTAAACGTCTTTCCCACCGTTCTAATCTTGTTTAATGGATCAAGCTTGAAGTAGGCTTTATCATTTTCACCAACAAATATAGTTTCATATTCCATATCAAAACTCGTTTGATCGAATGTGTCACTCGTTCTTTCGGCATCAACCGCACTCTGTGAAAGTAATCCGCTCTTAACCGATAATTGATATGGGAGAATTGAAACGAAATAACGCTTATCCGAATTGGTCATTTTCTTAAAATAGCTCTTGAATTCGTCCCATATCCAATGCGACTTATACCAAGCAGAAGAAATGTAAATCTGTTTGTTTTCCTCTCGCTTTAAGTGACTATATTCTGGTTTCGATAAATATGGTGGCTGGCGGTAAACGTTAAGCATCGGTTTTAGAATCTTATCCAATGTTTCTTTCTTAATCAGACGAAATTCGTCACAGATTAAGATATTACAACGTAAACCACGAGCACTTTCACCAGATGTAGCGGCAAAGATCCTCGATCCATTCTTAAACTCAACCTTTGCCTCATTGACCGTCGTTTTAATATGGTCCTTCTTGTAACCTATTTCGTATCGAACTGCTGCTGATTGATCGTAAAAGTCCACTATCTTTTGTGAAATGATATTTGCAGCTTGGCTTCTTGTCAGTTTTGTTATCGTAAAGGCTTTTTATCCTCTACTTCTTATGATTTCTCATAAGCTCGGCATATCTTTTCATCTCTGAGAGATGACCCGGCCTCGTGGATTCATTATTTCAGAATCTATGCTCTGCACGTGTTCGCTTTCTCGCGACCTTCCGCTCTGATTACCATGCTTATATCAAGTTTAGGCTTCCAGCTTTTTCCGGGTTTATTATCTGTATTGTTGCCAACACAGACGGCAAATTCTTTTCTTGATCGTATATATTTTAGGTATTTTCTATTGAGTACTGAATTATAAGTAATTCCTTCAGCCTTATATGCGTAATCTAATATTTTTAAAACATCAGAGATGGCAGACGATGTTATTCGCCAATTACCATCAGACTTCCCATATAATCCCACACGTACATCTAACGTAGACTCAAAAAATTGTTTCATAGCAAATAAGAACGATTTATCTGCACCCGTAACTGTAACCTCGGCAACGCGCCTATTACGATCATTACGGATACGCGAAGTAAAAGCTCCATCTCCATCTATAAAACCTCGAATGTAATGTGGCATAAGTCCTATAGAAACTTGCTCTTCTGTTGGGAATGGCAAAGAATATGTTTTTCTTGGATATAATCCAAGTCTCTCTAAATCCTCAACCATGCTTGCTGAATAAATAACGATTTGACATTCTTCAGAACAAATATTTCGCTTTTTGTTTACTGATTCATAGTATGTAATTGGGTGATTTCCGTTAATACATTCTCTGAATTTTTTAAGGTGTTCATCATCACTTTTTTGTAACCCAATTTTAAGACGCTTCTGTGAACCCTTTTCAGAGCTTGTATCTATAATGCATCCATCAGCAGCAATGAATCCTAGCCAATATGCTTTTTCTGGCGTATCAATTGTATTGAAATACGAAGCATTAAAGCTGTATTTGTATCTTGATCGCCTTAAGCCTAAATATGGAAGATGTTTTCTTATAGATCCTACAGATCTCTCCAAACAATCGCCTATTTCTCGGCATGTCATTTTCCCGTAATTATCATTGAGGAACTTCTCTTCATCTACGGTCCATCTCTTCATTACTCTTACGATATGTATCCTCCCAAAATATATACGTTTCTTTTTTACCTGAAGCCAATACTA